TCACGCGTTTCCGTCGGTTCTGGCGTCGCCAGCGAGCTGGCTGACACCAATCAAAGCGCCGACGAAAACGCCGATCGCGTTGATGGTCGTAACGAGTTCGCCGCAGTGCAGCAGTCCCCATTGCGGACCGACCACTCCGACGAGCCACGCGACGGCCGGCAAAGCGATCAACGCGAGCCACTTGAGTATGTCGTACACCCTGCCTGGCAGCAGGTAATCGAATTTCGGACTATTGGATTCATCCATTTTTCACCTCCTTAAACATTGCGGCAACCGTCTCCACAACGCTTAAAGTCGTGGAAACGGGAGTTTCAGCGCAGGTACTGTCCGGGATAGATAACGTATGGGCTGCGGATGCCATTGCGCGCGGCAGCCGACTGCCAGCCGGAGCCGTAGATGCTCCAAAGGCTTTCGCCGGAACGGACCACATGGCCTCCGACCCCGCTCGAAGCGATGGACACGGACACGCCGCCATAGGTGACGATCTGCCCCGGATAGATCCTGTTGACGTCACCGCTTGGCACACGCCAGGCGGACACCGGCTTCAGGCCGGTGCGTTCGGCTATGGCGCCCATGGTGTCGCCGGAACGGACCACGACGCTACGCGAACCCGTGGCGGCCGTTCCGCCGGAACCTCCGCCGAGGCGGCTGTTGACGATCTGCATGACCGCCGCGTAATTGCCACCCAACGCCTGCCTGCGTGCGGGATCGTTGCCGAAGTCGCCGCGGATGGTGCGCGTGGCCAAAGCGTTCAGGTCGACCGTCGGAGCGGTCGTGGGCTGAGGTTTCGGCTTGACGTTCGGCAGATTCGCCGCGCCCTTGTCGTCGGGGTTCGCGTACTTGCGCCATGCCGCGCGGTCGCCGCGGAACTTGTTCAGGTCGAGTCGTCCGGACCAGCCGCTGAGACTGCCGTTGGACGTGTACTGCCTCATCACCTCGCCGCGCGCTCCGATGTTCCACGGGGCGGTCTGATAGCCGGTGACCATGTTCGTGGCGTACTGTGCGATCCAGATGCCGCAGTTCAGTTCGGTCTCCATGCCGGCGACCTGCCAGTAGCCGGAGTCCATCGTGTAGATGATGGGGTTGACGCCGGTCAGTCGCTTGACCTCGCGGGCCCACCTGCGCGGCCACTGCTTGTCGCCCCAGGCGGCGTTGTCCTGCGCCTCCCAGTCGAGGATCAGGACGCTCCTGTGCACGTATCCGCGCACGTTATCGACGAAGAACCGGGCTTCGGTCTCCGGGTTGCCGCCGCGAGCGTAATGGTAGACGCCGGTCTCCTTGCCGCTGTTGATGGCTCCGGCGAGCTGTCGGTTCGCGTCGGTGTTGACGCCGTTGGACAGGCAGCCGCCGTACACGCCGCCGGATCCCCATGTGGTGCCGACGATGACGAAATCTGCCGGCACGGTCGCGGTGTCGATGCCGCACTGCCAGTTCGAGACGTCGAACCCGTTCATGTCGGCCATCGCGGCCGGCGCGACCGCCATGGATATGGCGACCGCGAGCGCTGTCAGCGGCGTGCGCCAGCGTCGGCGGGGTTTCATGTGCTTGTGTTTCGGCTTGCCTTTGTTGAGGATGTTCACGTCCTCTCCTTCCCGCCCCTCACGGGGCAATAGAAAAGGCCACCTCCGAAGAGATGGCCTTGCGGTTGTGAAAATCGATGTCAGCGCATGTGCGCACCGTGGTTGAAAATGATGATGAGTGCGAGGAGGATGATGTAGGCTCCGCCCGCGATGAGCAGTCGTGTCATTGCCGTTCCTCCAAGTATTTTTCGGCGGCTGAGATGATCCAGCATTGCGCGTCCAATTTCTCAAGCTTCGTCAGCTCGTATCGGACGGCCTCGCTGTGGTCGTGCGCTTGGTCGCCGTAAATCAGGCTGATGAGCGTGTTCTTGATCGTGTCGCGGCACAATTCGTCCAGCCGCCCGTCAAACCGTTCGGAACGTTCGCCGAGCATCCGCGTCTTGGCGAAATGCTGGGAAAGCACCGAATTATAAGGCAATCGCTCGGGGTTCACGTGGCTGTAAAGCCCGGTCGCGAGCGATTCGAGCGCCCCCGGCCAGATTTTGAGACACAGTGTGATTACCGCGCACGCGCCACCCACACCCCCGAAACCAGCTAGAAAATTTTGCAGCACATTACATCTCCTTATGGAAAAGCCCCGCACGAGGCGGGGCTGGATTGATTGAGATTAGTAGGGGTGGTCGGCGGCGGCGAACACCAATGGCAGGTTGGCAGTTTTGAGCATGGTCACCAAGATGGCGTCCTCGTAGCCGCACAGGCGGGCGAGCACGGTAACACCGGGGAAGATCGCTACGGTGTTGTTGTCATCGATGCCGATCATGGTGCCGCCGTCCGCCCTCTCCCACACGACCTTCGCCAAACCGTCCTGCTCGGGCGGGTACAGCCAGCTGACACCGCTGCCGGTGACGGTGATCTCACACCCCTCGCCAGTGGTCTTCGCCTCGGCCGTCATGCCGGACGGCGTCCACGGTTTCACCGGGGCGCGATCCTTCATGGTCGGCGGATTGTAGAGATTCCGTATCCTCACTCAGACCACCCCCATTCGAGGGCGGCTAGTATGCGGCGGTGTCCTTGTCGAAGCAGCTGACACCAAGCGATTGCATGACCTGCCAATCCGAATCGGCGAAGTATCCGCGGCATTGGAGCGTGACCTTCGCTCCCGAATTCATGACCAGGCCCGTGTACCAGTTTGCCGTCCGGCAAATCGCGACGCCATTCTCGAGGGTCACACCATTGGTGGTCGCCCTGATGCTCCCCTGCATGTCCTTGAGGATTGCCGTGCAGGTGCCGCCGGATGACGGCATGGGAAGTATGATGTTGCCCCACAATCGCAGCAGCTGGCTGTCCGCTGTGGCCGTGTACGTCTGACCATCCACAGTGCCAGAGAAGACGTTGCCGTTCGAGATGATGGTCTTCGTGTCCTTCGCCAGATTCCGGATTCTCATCGGCGGTCACCCGCCTTGAGGGCGTCAGTATGGCGCGGTGCTTGCGGTGAAGAAGCCTGGAAGCCCCCCCCCGAAACAAAAGCGTCGTATGCGGGCTTGGATTCGATGGCGATATTACGGCAGGTGGTGCCGTCCTGAGCTTGGAGATTAAGCCTCGTCTGCTTGTCGAGGTGGAAGTCGACATCGGTGGCCGGAGTGTCAATACGTGCCAGTGTAATCCATTTTTCGTCGCCGATGAAGAACTTCCCGCCCTCACTGTGAGCGTGATAATCCCCGGCTGGCAAAGTCGCCCTATCAATAGTGTTGGTCATGTTGTCGCGCGAATATTCAAGCTTGCGTCTCATTTACAACTCATTTCCGGTGAGCAGTGTCCATCCTGACCATTCCTTGCGCCATACCTCGCGGATTCGGTCGAGCAGGAAACACATCACGTTCGCGTCATCACCGACCGACCCCGTGTAATATCTCAATCCCTTGTGCAGCTTCTCCGTGCGCCCCCAGAGACTGCCGACCGGGGCCGTCGTGGGCTGGTCGGGTTGGACGAGAATCTGCTTCGCGCCGAGCGACGTCTTGCCGTCCGCGATAGCCACGTGGCATGGATTGAATGCGTCCTGCTTGAGGATATTGAGGAAATTCGTAGTATCGGACACGAAGCTGACGGTGCCATCCTTGATGGACGCCACCGAAGAATCAGCGATTGTGAGCGTCAGATTTGCGTCCTCGATACGCCCATCCGCATAGACCTTTTGCGCGGCCACCTTGACTTCCGGATGGTCACTGTAGAGAGCTTGAGCTTGGAAGTCCACCGGCTTCAACCACACGTCCACGAGCGTGTCAGCAGCAGGCGGCCACACTTGAGCACCGTTATGCAGTGCATTCCAATATGTCTGGGTCCCGTTCTTATTGACGCCGAACGCGGGCTCTCCCACCCGCGTCCCGTTCAAAAGCACACCCATGTCAGTCCTCCTGGGAGACGCCGGAAGTGGAATCGGTATCGGCCGGAGCCTCGTCCGTGGTTCCGGAGGACGGTTCCGTGTCGACAGCCGCGTCCGAGGCCTTGTCCTGCACCTGTTTCACCGCCTCGTCGATCGCGGTCAACGCGGCGTCAGCGTGCGATTCGACGGTGGCTTTCGATTCGCTGATCGCGTCGGCCGCGGTCTGCACGGACTGTGCCTGCGCGGCGACCTGGCTGGCCGCGGCCTGCGCCACGTTTGCGGCCTGAGCCGCCTGCGCGCTCTGCGACTCAACCACAGCCCTCGCTCCGGTCAGATCCTCGAGAATCTGCGACGCCACGGTCTGCGCCGAGGATTCGGGATAGAAGACCATGTGCGTCGGATACTGGGCGCTCAAGGTCTTGGCCTCGTCCAACGAGCCGGCCATTTCGAACACGAGCATCCTGCCGTTGTTGCCGATGGGCCCAAAGGTCGCCTTGTCCACGTCGGGCAGGTCCGCGAACGCCACGGCCGTCGTGCTGTCCGGCACGTTCACGTAGCGTCGGAACTTCCACCGGTCCGTATCCAAGCCGACGGTGACTTCGTAACAGAAGGTGCTGTCGGTCGGCGGGACCGTCACGGTCGCCTTGCCTTTCGCGTCGAGCGTGACTTCGAAATCTTCCCTCACGACGATGCGTGAGCCGTTGCGGAAACGTTCGGTCGGAATCACGCTCACGGTGGCGTTGGCCAGGTCGGCGACTCCGCCGGCACTGGGTTTGCCGAAGTCGAAATTGATTTGTGTCATCCGTGTCCTCCTTTAGAACAGTGGTCGGAAAGAGAGGAAAACCCACAAGCCGGAACGTTCCGCAGGAACGATGCCGATTGTGGGTTTTCGCAAAAATGAAAGGTGTGAGAAATGTTGTTGGGAACGTTTGTGGATGAGGTCTGGTGGCCTGCTTGTGGGAAGCTTCGCGAGTGCACGAGGGTGGGCTACGAGTCGGCATACCGCTGCCACATCCAAACGCGATGGGCTGGCGTCGACATGGAGTCGATCACCGCGAACGACATCGAGGAGTGGCTCGGCTCGTTTGAGCAGGCCGGCGCCGCACGCAAGGCGTGGGCCGTGCTGCGGGCGATACTCCGACTCGCCTATCGCAAGGGAGTCACCGACAATGACGTGACACGCCGCGAAATCAGACTGCCGCACCTGCGCCGGTATGAGCCGCGCGTATTGGACGCGTGCCAGGTACGTCGGCTGCTGAGGGGCTTTTATGGCCATGCTTTGGAAGCATGGCTGTTGGTCTCCGTCTGCGCGGGATTGCGCCGATGCGAGTCGGTCGGCATCGAATGGGCGGACCTGGACTTGAAGCGAGGCACGGTCACTGTCAAAAGATCGGTGCAATGGGTCGCAGGACATGAGACTGTCACCGATCCGAAAACCGATTTGAGTCGCAGAACTGTGGCCTTGCCACGATTCGCCGTGAAGCGGCTCGCGCAGTTGAAGCATGGCAGGAGCGGACGTCTAGTCGGGGATCTGAACGCCAACCAGGTGGCCGCTCATTACCTGTCATGGTGCCGGCGCATGAAGCTGCCATGCGTGCCGCCAAGGAATCTCAGACACACTTTCGGCACTCTGGCAATCGCGGCCGGAGCCGACATTTCGGTGGTGGCGCGCCAGCTTGGACACAGCGACATCAAAACCACGGCCCGCTACTATTTGAAACCCGACCTGTCGGTGTTGAAGAGCCTGCAGAGAGCATGGGAGCGACTCATCATCGGAGCCGCATAGCTTTCCGTAACCCTGTACAATGCGAAGGGTTTCACGGTCATCCGCACCGGCATGATGATGCTCGTCAGATATTCCGGCAATATCGGTAATGGCAGTTGGGATGCAGTGCAATGCGAATACACGCTGCCCGCCGAACTGCGCCCCCCGGTCGAGGTCAACGCGATGGTATGCGTGTCGAACGGGCAGACGTCACGAATGCTCGTCGTCAATCCGAACGGCACCATAAGATGCGCGAACATGGGAGCCGCAGGCAGCAACCAAGTTTGCGTCGGCTCGCTCTGCTATCCGATACCGTGACCCTCTAGCTTTCCGTAACCCAGCAATGGAAACCGCCGTACACGCAAAACACCATCTCTCTGTGTCGTGTCGGACGCAGCGTCACGGTCAACGGCAACGTCAAGTTCGTCGGCAGCGGAGTGCAGAACTACACGACGGCGGTTGAGACCATCCCTGAAGCGTTCCGTCCGCTCGCCGATCAGAGCATCATCTCGTTCCCGTCCTGCGGTTTCAGCCTGCTTGTCATGCGTGACGGGAAGGTGCAGATGCTTGGCGACCCGAAATCCGCTTACTCCACGGCGCACGGCTGTTGGATGGCACTGCAATAGCTTTCCGTAACCCCTGAACGGCAGATCTGGCATGGGCCTTACGGCATGACGGTACATCTCGCCAAAGCCGGCATGATGGCGTTCGCTTTTGGCAACACGTCCTTCACATCCAACATCAATTCCAACGGCCAGATTGTGCATGAGACGATGGACGCCGGTTTCCTGCCGGAGGGTGAAGGCGCGATACTGCTGGAAGGTGTGAACGGGCAGCATGGAGCCTTGTCCTTCGACTCTGACGGCAACGTCACAATCAGCGGCAGCATGAACAGCGGATACTATTTCCGCGTCTGCGGCTGCTGGCCGGTGAAATAGCATTCCGTAACCCTCATCAAGGCGAATCCGAATTGGGAAGTGGATTATCGTACCGCGCTGGTCGGCAAGATGCTGATAGTCGCATTCCACGCCACACGCCTCAACTCCGACTGGAACGCGGCTAAGGAGTGGGAAGTCTCCCAACTTCTCACGCTCCCAACCGGTCTGGAGGCGGCTTTCGAGGTGCATTGCGCCGCCGTGTCAAATTCAAGCGTCGGCCTGCATGGCGTGGAGGTGCAGGTGGCGCAGAACGCCATCGCGCTGCGGTCTTCCGCAAAGATGAGCATCGGAGCGAACTGGGGATGGGTTGAAGGCTGCATCACCGTGCCACTCACCTAATCGAAAGTCACGCCATCAGGCACGGGCAGCACGAATTTCTGCACTTCGATGCCCTCCTGTCCGACGCCGCCAAGTATGGTGATGCTGCCATCGGTGTTCCAGACGGCCTGTTTCGCGTAATGCGTGTCCCTCGCGCTCCATCCGATGCATCCAAGATTGACCCGGGCGCTTGGTTTCACGCCGCTCTGATACAGCCAGACTCTGAAATTACTGACGTTGACGGTGGATGTGAATGGACTCAAATCCACGAACATGAGACCATCCTTGATGACGATCTCATTGCCGCCGCCATACAGCGACCCGATGAACGAGCCCGTGTTCTGCCATTGGAATTTCGCTTTGAGGGTTACGGAATCCCACAGAGCAAACCGTTTATTGAACAACCGCACCGGCGTTCCGGCTGTGATGCCGGTCAGAGGAATGCGCCAGAGAGGCATATACACGTCAGCTGCTCCATTGAGAATCTTCGCTGATGGCACAGTCGGATCAACGGCAGTGCCATCGCTCGGAGTGCCCTTGAACACCATCAACTCCACTTTTTCTATACCAGTCGAAGCTTCGCGATGATAGTGCGCGCAGATGATATCGTTACGGTTCTTGCCGCTTGCTCCAGATTGGATCGTCACGGTCTCAGCGTTGGTGATATGCCAATCCAAACCTTGAATCGACGCGCAACCGGTGCCGATGACTGCCTTGTTCGCCGACTGCATGGTGCACGACATGGCGTCACCCCACTCGAACACCATGTCGCCTGCGCCGAATTTAGCTTGGTGGATTATCGCCTTGTCCTCGCTGCTGATATGCGCGGTTCCGGCTTTGCCGTCCACAAGTTCAATCGTCATGACTGCCCCTCCCTGTCGGCGTCCTTCACCCATTTCTCGAATTCCGCATCCGCTGTGGCAGCGAAAGACTGGAACGCCTTGTAACAGTTCCCGCAAAGCGTGTATGTGCTCGGCGCCTGAGCCGATGCCGCCGACGCGGATGTCAGATGGTTGACGTCGTACCATGATTGAGCGTCGGCGTTTCCTGATTGCAGAAACGCCGTTCTGCCGCACCTGTCGCACGTCAGTTTCGAATAACCGATCTGCCTTCCCATATCGGAAAGCCTCCTTCTAACTTGTTCTTTGATACGTGAATGGGCCGGTCGACGGCAGTTCCACCCATGTTCCACCGAAAGTCCCGGCAAGGTCGATGGCAGTTCCGGATGTGTAGATGCTTCCGACCGGCCAGGAGATAAGGAATATCTCCGCGTCGGTCATACTCGCTCCGTTGCCGGGAGGTCCCTTCGGTCCCGGCGGGCCTGGGTCTCCCCTCTCGCCTTTGTCGCCTTTACTGCCGGTCAGCGTCGTGTTGCTCACGCATTTGATCGTGACGTCCGTCCCGTCGACCTGAGAGACCGTGAAATATGTCAGGGTCGTCCCGCCTCTGGTCAGAGCAAAGAATCTTTCGCCGACAGTCGGAATCCTGTTGAGGCATAGCGTGTCGGCTGAGAACACCGATGCCGCGTCCACGTTCCATGAGCCGAAATAGGTCCGACCGGCCGTCAGGGCGGCCAGTCCCGATTCTCCACGTGGCCCCCGCTCCCCTGTTTCGCCGCGTGGAATGCTCAGATTGAGGGTCTTGTCGCTACCGGCGCCGGTCAATGTGGCCGACGCTGACGCGCCAGCTTGGAGCGTGGTCACGGATCCGATGGAGAGACCAGATAGGTATGAGCCTTTGACTTGGTATTTGGCGTCCGATTGCGCCCGGAATGATTCAAGGTCTGCATTGGCGACTTCCGCGCTGATGACGTTGCCGGCGATGCCAATACCCTTGCCTGCGGTGTACGTTCCGCCGGACGCCCCTGTGGCGGATGATCCCGACGACTGGCTTACCGACGATTCGGTATCGTCCGGTTGTCCCACCTCGTATGTGATGTCGAGGATGCCGCCATTGATTTTCGCGATGCGTTTGGTGACCTTCGCCGTCAGACTCAGACCGGAGTTCCTGTCGGACACGACCACGCCGTCGCCAAGCATGAGCGAGCTGGCATGGTCGGGTAGGGTCACGTCGACCTTTCCTCCGGATTGAAGCTCCTGCAGGCGTTTTCTCGTGTTGTCGGACAGCGTCTGCATCTCAGCGCACGAATAATCGTAGATCTGCGCCACTTCGTCGACCCCGAACAGCGTCTGCTTCTGCGAGACCTTTCCGTCCTTGTCGGCGTACCATTCGCTCACAAGCCTGTTGGCGAGTTCCTGCTGTCCCAAGCCAATCAGATGGTTCACTGTCCGATGGCATGTCTCCGCGGTGAAATCGACCAGGTCGGAGTCCAAGGTGCCGTCGAGGGTGCGTACAGGCTGGCCGGACATGACGATGCGGTTGTCCTTGGCGGTGAAGTCCAGCCGCATGCCGCAGGATTCCAGCATCGCGCTGATGCCGGTGTAGGCGTCGACATAGCGTGGATTCTGGAATTTGTATCCGGATAGGACGGGATTCTTCGTTCCGGCGCGCACCGTGAATACTTTCTCCAGTCCGATTCTTTTGACCAGTGAGGAGAGCACGTGGGACAGGCTACCGGAAACGACGAGGTAATCCTGTTTGGGATCCGGGGAAAGTATTTTCCCGCATAACAGTCCCGTCCAGCTCGCGCCGAGCCATGAGACGTCCGACGTCGTTCCCGACACGACGCTTCTCCGGTCGGTCACACGTCCTCCGATGTCGGTGCCGTCGATCCAGAAATACCATCCGAGTGCGCATTCCGTTCCCGGAATTGACAGTTCGAAATCGTTCTCGCCGCTTCCAGCCGCCCAGTCGAGGGACGCGTCGGTGGCGCAACAGACGGGTCTCATATTCGCGTCGGCTAGGATAACGTCGACCATGGTGGTGCCCCCGAGCTTTCATACAAGTCGAATTCGATGGTGAACCCTCCGGACCATGTCAGGATGTTCTCTCCGGATGGTATCGGTTCGAAACAGTAGGTTCCGCACCCCTTCCCGACACCTCGGGCGCCACTGGAGAAATGGTCCGCCACATCTCCGTTCCCGTCGGTCACCTTGATGCTTTTCTCCAACGCGGTGACCGTGACGGTCATATACCCGTCGGCCGGCACCGTCACATCGTCGAAGCGGTAAAGGTTCCCTCCGACGGTGAACTGCGGGTTCGTGGCCTGTCCGAAGATCCTGCAGACGAATCCGCACGGGGAGACCGTGGGATTCGAGATCCGCTGGATGGTTTTGGGACAGGCCAGGTCGGCCGGCAGATCATGCGGCATGTCAAGCGCACTCCCTGATTCCACCGTCACCGGAGTGAATCTCTGCGCCGGCAGACGATGACGCCATAGGCCGTCGCACAGCACGATCCGGAACGTGACGATGGCGAGTGTCGGGCTTGGTGTCGGCGATTGCACATCGGTGCCGACGATGAATGCTTTCTGTGACCATTCACCGTTGACTGTGATTGTTCCTGGTGCGAGTGCTTCCACATCCGTGTCGGCCAGCGCTTGGAGCCTGTCGAGGTCACTGGGGTTGCGTGTCGTGACGGTTATGGTGGTTTCAGTCGCGGTTCTGCTGGATCCTGTGATTCCTCGCGCGCCGAGCGTGTAGTTCCATTGTGTGGATCTGACCTCGCTGAGATTCGGCGTCCATGTTCGCTCGCAGTAGAGGTCGACGGCATGTCCGTCGTGGCTGTGGTATGTCAGCGCATGCATTTGCGGACCATCCTTACGAGATCGCGGTATGTGACGTTTTCTCCCCCGTCGTGTTCGGAGAGGATGTTGCCAAGGTCCGCGTGCAGGCTCGTGATCGCGGCTACGACACTGGCCGTGTCAACGGTAACCGACACGTTTTGCGTGCCGGTAGCCGTGAATGCTTCGCGCGGGATGGCTCTCCTGTTCAGCGCGTCCATGAATGGAACGCCGTAGTAGCTGGTGGCGAGCGCGTTTTCGACGTATTCGCCTCGTGCGATGCGGCTGTTGTCAAGGTAGACGCTGTCGCTGGTTGCGGTGCCGGGGGCCCATTTTGGGTCTACGTAGCCGTTGAAGGCGTAGCCTCCGTTGGCATATCGGAATCTGTCGCCGTCGTACATGCCGCCGGTTGCTCCTGTCGGGATGTTGCCTGTGGCTCCTTTCGGACGGTATCCGTTGGATGAGTATGTGCCTCCGGATTCGTCGACGTAGCTTCCGTGGATTTGGAAGTATTTGTCGGCGATCTGGTAGTTGCTCAGGTTGGTGAGCACGCTCATGGCGGGTGAGCCGTCGGCGGTGACGATGAATCCTTTGTCGTTGAGTTTCCATCCCTGCGTTTCGAGGAACTTCTTCATCGCGTCCGAGTTGTCACCTTTGAGATAGCCGGTTTTGTCGTCCACTTTGGCTCCGTTCGCGATGGCGAGGGCGATCATGTACTGGTCGCTGTCCAGGGTGAGGGTGCCGGTTTTGGTGTCGATTTTGGTGTTTGCGGCTTGGGCTATTTTCTTCATCAGGTCGGTGTTGTCGCCGCTGATGGTGACGTGTTTGCCGTCCGGGGTTTCCTTGGCGGCGAGTTTGACCTGTTCGAATTTGGCGACCGCGTCGCCGGTGACTTTGACTTCGATTGTTTTCGAGTCTGGGGTGTTTTGCAGGCTGTTGACGAGGTCGTCCACCGCTTTGCGGGTGAGGCCGTAGGATTGTGCGGCGGCTTCGGCTTCCTCCGGTGTTTTGCCGAGGGATTGCATGAGTTTGGTGAACGCGTCGTGCGCCTTGTCGATGTTCGGGTAGATGTCGTTGAGGCTGTCTCCGTTCTGGGCCTGGGCTTTGGCGCATTTGAGTGCGGCGTCGGCGATGTCGTTCAACGCGCTTTGGTTCTTGCGTCCTGCTTCCGTGGTCAGGTCGAGGGTTTTGGCGTTCTTGCCGATGGTGTCGTTCGCGGATGCGATCTTGTCGGCGAGGTTGACTTGCGCGTCGGATGAGTTGATGGCGAAGCCGTAGTAGGTTTCCATCGCGTCGATGACTTCGGACAGTGCGCCTGCCGTGTCGCTGGCGGCGTCCTTGGTCGCTCCGAACGCTTCGGCGAGGATGTCGTCGGCGCTGGCCGCGTCTTGGGAGCTGGATGCGGATTGGCTGGCCGCGTCGGCTCCTGTCAGGAGGGCTCCGGTCTTGTCTAGGCTTGCCTGGGTGGCTTCCTTGTCGGCTTGGGCGAGGTCCGCGGCCGCGGACTGGCTGGCCTTGTAGTTGCCTTGCAGTTCCGTGAGGCTTTGGGAGATGACGCGGTATTCGTTGCCGTTGAACATGCCGCCTTGGTCGGCGAGCTGCTTCCGGTATGCTTCGATCTCTTTGTTGACCTCGCCTACGGCGTTCTTCTCTCCCTTGATGGCGTTGATGAATGTGGCGTGTTTGATGCCGACCTTGTCGACTGCCTGCCACACGTTGTCGTAGCCGCTGGTGAGTCTGCCAAGCCAATTGTCGGTGATCTTCGCCCCACTGGAATCGGCCAACGCCTTCTCATAGTATTGAGCCGCTGACGCTCCGTCCTGCAGCGCGGTTGACAACTGTGTGGCACGTTCCTCGGCTTTCTGCTGTTCGGAGATGAACGTTCCCAGGACCACCGTGGCCGCTGTGATGGCGACGCCCCACGGTCCTCCCAGCAGGTCGATGACGCCGGAACCGGCCTTTTTCAAGCCGTTGAGCGCGGTCTCGCCCTTGCCGAGTGTGACGGTTCCGGTGGCGATGTCGCTCATGGCCGCGCCCATGGACGAGCCGACCTGCATCAATCCTTCGGCCAGCTGCGGGGCCGCCGTCTTGGCACGCTGTATCGGATCGATGAGCATGGCGATCGCGTTGCCGGCGGTTCCGGAGGATTTCTCCAACGGCCCCAACGCCTTGTGCAATGCGAAGGCTCCGCCGACTGCGGCGGTCATCGCAACCGCTCCCTGCTGGACCGGGGCCGGCAGGGAGGAGAATGCGTTGACGAGCGTGTCCAATCCCTGCACAAGGTTGCGGAGCACTCCCTGCGAGCCCTCGCCGAGATTGATCATCAGGGTTTCGAAACTGCCGGAGAGCTGTTCGATGTCGCCCTTGAGGTTGTCGTTCTTCTTCGATGCGACGTCGGCCGCGAATCCGCTGTCGGACACGGCCTTCGTCCATCCGGCGATGCCGTCGGAGCCTTCCGAGTACAGGACGTTCGCGGCACGGACCGCGTCGGAGCCGAAGATGATGCTCAATGCGGCGTTGCGCTGCTCCTGCGTCAATCCGCTCATCGAGGTCTTCAACTGGCCGGCGAAGTTCTCCAGGCCGACGAACTGGTCGGAAGCGTCGTATGCGCTGATGCCCAGCTCGTCCATCTGCGCCTGTGCCTCTTTGGTTGGGTTCGACAGGCGTTGGAGCATCGTCTTCAACGAAGTGCCGGCGTCGGAACCAATCATGCCGGCGTTTGCGAACGCGGACAAGGTGCCGACCGTTTCGGTCATGCTCACGCCCATGCTGTTCGCCATCAGACCGGCTTGGTTCAACGCAAGACCGAGATCGTGCGCGGATCCGACGGCCTTGCCAGCACCGGCTGCCAGCGCGTCCGCGACCTTGCCGGCGTCCGCGCCCTCGAGGTTGAACTGCTTGAGCGTGGTGCTCATCAGTTCGGCGGCCTCGCCGACCTGCATGCCATCAGAAGCGGCCAGATTCAACGCTCCGGACAAGCCACCGGAAAGGATGTCCGTGGTGGACAGACCGGCCTTGCCCAACGCGTCGATGCCATCGGCCGCCTCGTTCGCGTTGTAGACGGTGTCGGCGCCCGCCTGGATGGCCGCGGCGCGCAGCTTCTGCATGTCGCCGTCGGACGCCTGCAAGTCAGCTTGGATGGTGCTCATGCTCTGGTCGAAATCCGCGGCCATCTTCGTGGACGACACGCCCAACGCGACGGCGGCCAATCCCATTCCGGCCATGAGGTTTGTGGCGATGCGGGATTTGCTGCCCGGCTTCTCCAAGGCGGTGGAGAGCTTCTCCGCCTGCGTGCTCGCGGCGGCCATCTTCGTGGAATAGTTCGAGGTGTCGGCCGACAGGCGGATCATGATGTTCTCGTTCAACGCCATTTGACGGCTCCTTCTTGTTCAGTTTCTCGGGATGAGGTTCGCGGTCTGCGCGTGCGGCGCGAGCACCGTGCCGGATTCCTCGTATTTGCGCATGGCGCGTTCTCGCTGGAATGTGATCCAGCAGGTCTCCACCTGCGCTCCGGCGAACAACTGGTCGACTTTGCCCTGATCGTGGCACAGGTCGGTGCTCAGTCCGCACAGCGGGCATTCGTGGAGTTTCTCATACAGGTCGAGCGCGCGCATCCAGTCGCGTTCGGTCTCGTCCCATTCGACGGGATCCTCTGCCGATGGCATCCATCCGAGCCATCGTTTCAGGCTGATTCCGAGTCGCCGCGCGCACCGCAGGTCGTTGAGCAGGGCCGGCGCGTATTCAAGCCTGTCCGCTAGGCCAGCCGCGTCAGTTCTTTTGGGATTTCGACCACCGGAGTGTTGAGTTCCTGCACGGTCTGCATGAGCGCGTTGACCTGGCTGTCGGTCATCGAATCGATGAGCTTCGCGAACTCGGTGCCGGTGAACTCCATGTCATCGCCGTTGGCCCATTCGGCGGATTCGAGCATGAGCGGCGCGGCTTCCTTGGCGATGGCGGGGAGGTCCTTGATCACACGCCCCTGCACGGTCCTGGAGTTTTTGAGGGTGATCTGCGACCACTGGCTGGAGTTCAGTCCGCGGAGCGTGACCACGAGCGTCCTGTGTTCGACGCTCTTCAACAGCGAGTCCAACTGCTTGCGGACCGCGTCCTGCTCCTTGCGGCGTTCGGATGCCTCCGCCTCGGTCGCGTCCGCGGCGGCGTCGAGTTCGAGGATCCTGTTGCCGAGGCGCACGCTTTCCGCGAGCGCCTGCATGTCGGTGATGATGCGGTGTTGGCCTGTCGGGCGGGTTACGGTGATTTCCAAAGTCTGTCCTTGTCCGTTCGTCGGTCCGTTCGGTTTTAAATGGCGCCCCGTGCCGAACGGGTCTGAATGCACGGGGCGTGTTTTGTGGCCGGCTGTCATGCGACGGTGATGGTTTCCTCTTTGCTGCATGGGTCGGCGCTGAAGTTGATGGTGCTCATCTGGCGGCTGTTGATGCTGTGGGCTACGGGGATTTTGATGCCGATGGTCACGAGGTAGACGGAGATCACGTCTCCTGCCACGAATGGGGCGTCCACGGTCTTGCCTCGGCGGCGGACGATCCAGCAGCGTTTGCCGCAGGTGAGTGTGTCGACGGCTTTGTTGAAGTTGGCGGCGTCGGAGGTGTTGACGTTGTCGATGAGGTCCATGCTGCCGTCGGAGAATTTTTCCTGGCCGGGGATTTGGCCGACGGTGGCGGAGGATTCGCGGTCGTCGTCGACCATGTCCTGGCTGTGGGTGAGGTGCCAGCCGGTGGCGGACAGGTAGGGGCTCAGGTCGAGGTTGGAGCCGCTGTTGAGTTCGGAGGCGGTTGGTTTCAGATAGTTTTTGATGCCGGATTCCTCGACCATGATGGTTCGGAATTCGCCGTCTCCGAGATGTGCTGGGACTTTCTGCATGGTGTTTCCTTTCATGTTGTTTCCGGCCAGCCGATCCGCCATGTGAGCACGCGCATCATGTATGGCGTGCCGGTGTCGGGGTCGGTCAGGTCGCTTGGGGTGCTGCCGGTGTCCACGTCTCCGATGAGCGGGGACAGTCCCGGCATGTCGGGTCGGGCTCCGTCGAGTCTTTCCGTGAGATGCGAGGCGAGCGTGTCGACGCTCGTCTGGCTTCGTGCGACGATGCGGATGTCGAGTCTGCCGATGTGCAGGTCGGTGGATTGGCTTTCCGTGTGCGTGCGGCTGGTTTCGGTCAGTCCGATGACGACCCATGGCGGGGTTTTGCCGGCCGGTGCGATGCCGTCCGTGTACACGTCCCATCCGTGGATGTCGCCGACGAGTCGGAGGACGGATTCCCTGACTTTCATGTAGTCGGTCATAGGCTAGTCCCGGCTTCCTCGACGTATCGGGCGGTGGTTTCGAATTCCTGTTCGCCGTGCTCGTAGAAGCGGTGGGTGCCGCCTCCGCCGTGGGCGCCGCCGAAGAACGCGATGTTGGCGAGACCGCCGGCGGTCTTGACGGGCGCGATGTCCGCTTCCACCCGCAGGCCGTCGACTTTGATCTCATAGGCGATGGGGATTCGACGGAAGTTCGAATGGCTGCTCGACGCGAGATCCGCTTTGACCGCGGTTTTGATGTTCTGGGCGCCTTTCTTGACGGCGTTGGCCGCTTTGATAGGCGCGCGGACGCTTGCGACGGTGAGTTTTCTCGCCAGTTCGTCGAGCTCATGGGAGTCGATGCGCACTATGAGCCTCCTTCCATCGGGATCTCCTGCACGTTCCATCTTCTGGCGGTGGCGTGCGTCTTCTCGGATTGCATGTTCACGAGCCGGTATCGGCGTCCGACGAGCGCCGGGTCGGACGATGCCACGACCGTGGCCTCGTATCCTTCGCGTGGAGTCGTGGCCGTGACGGGCAGGTGGAGGTAGAGGCCCCATTCCGGGACGAACGCTCCGACGGAGCCGTCACCGTTCACGTTGTGCTGCTGTCCGGCGATGCCGCCGGCCGTCTGCACTTTTCCCTTGCCGTCGTAGACGACTCGCTGTGACACGGTTTCGGCTCCGGTGGACGGGTCGACCATGACCGTGCCGGGCGCGGTGACGCGTATCCGGTCGGTCATGAGGTTTTCCGCCCAACGGCGCATTCTCATCAGCGTCCTGTTCATCCCGTCACCTTCATCATGAGGAACGGTTCGCCGTCCTCGTCATCCGTCCAGTACCGGCTCATGTCCGTGTTGGCGGATTCGTTTCTGGTGGAGTGCAGGATTCCGAGTCCGGCGATGACCGGGGACTGGTCGGCAACGAGCTGGTCGAGCGTCTCCTTTTCGCTGGCGGTCAGGTAGGCTCCGGCCTCGTCGACCTTCCGGCTTCCTCCGTCCATGGCGTCGTCGATCTGGCGCGTCCACTGCGTTTCCGCGTTCGGATTGCTCCACAGGCGTCCGGCGCATGTGATGCACACGTCCTGTAGGTCCTCCGGCAGGTCGGGTTCCGACCATTCGCGTCGCGTGTAGGCGCGGATGCGGTTGGATGCGAATCTGAGCGCCATGGCGGCGCGTTTGCCGTCGGCCGACTTCTCGTCGATGTCCTCGCCGAGCCATTCGGCCAGTTGCTGGACGGTGGCGAATGGTTCACGCACCATCATGCGCCTCCCCGTCAGAGGGATTCGGAATGAGCGTCCGAGGATGCCGGGACGATGAATCCGGCGGGATACTGCGTGCCCTTCTTGGCCACACGGGTGACTGGGTTGGCGACCTGGAAGCCGACGCGCATGACCACTCGCATGATCTGGCTGTCCTGCTGCATCGCGTTGTATACGATGGCGCCGCTGGAGTTGGAGATGACGCCCTGGTCGAACACCTTGTAGGTGATGTCCTGTCGGATGCCGACGATGAACTTCGACCAGTCGGCTGCCAGAAGCACCGCCTTGGAATCGTCCCAACTGCCGTTGAGGACCTCGTTGCACGGGTAGCCGTACAGGTTGGACGGCTGCTTGTCGGTCAGGTTCGGCGTGTAGATGGGACGGTTGTTCGCGTCGCACAGTTCGGTCAGCTCCCAGTTGAGGCCGGGCTTGCTGGCGAAGCCGTTGATCGCGTAGCCTTCCTTCGCGAGGGTCTTGCCGAGGGACGCCACGTCGGCGGCGAGGTCCTTGCCGGTGCCCTGGGTGATGGTGTTCTTGGCGTTCTTCGCGCCGGTGAGGATGTCGTTGCCCCATGTGGACGGCTTGTCCACGCCGAAGATGGCGGCCTGGTCGATCTTCTTGCCGAACGCCTCGGCGATCAGCGGCTTCATGGTTTCGAACAGGTTGATGGACGCGTCCTCGCGTACGGAGTCCGGAATCGGGACGAGCACGGCGAGTTCCTCGGCGGTGATGTTCACGTCCTCCCAACCGCTCTTGGTGGTCTCCTTGAGTCCGCCTTCGGATACCCAGTAGGCTTCCGGAAGGGTGGCGAGGACCGGCTGGGTCTTTTTCTTGGTGCTCATCCTCATGCGCTTCGCGCGGGTGAGCATGACGCTCTTCTCCGGCATGGTCTGGATGATCTCCTGGCTGATCTCGTCGGGGATGAGGGCCTGTCCGAGGTCGTTGCGCTGGATGCTGGAATTGAAATTGTTTGCCATTGTCTGCTCCTTGTATGGCGGTCAGTCGTTGTTGTCGAAGGCGTCGCGCATCCAGTCGGACGGACTAGACGGTTTGGTCGGGTCCATTCCTCCCGTCGGCTTCGCCCTGTTCGCCGGATTGGTGGGCTTCTGCTGCGCCGTGGCCTGCGCGGCGTATCGTGCTGCGAGCTTCGCCGCCCTCGCCTCGATTTGTTCCGGTGTTCCCTCTCCCACCAGTTCGCGGTCCTCGGCCGTCAGCTGCGGATGCGCGGCGAGCGCGCGGTTCCAGGCGTTGTCGGCTTCGAGGCGTGCGATCTTCTGGTTGGCTTCGTCGAGGTCTCGTTGGGTTTTCTCCGTTTCGGTGAGTTTGGCGTCCTCGTATTCGCGGTTCTTGTCGGCGAGTTCGCCGTTCCTGTGTTTGAGGGTGCCGTTCTCCTCACGGAGGTTCTGGATGAGTTTCCAGGCGGTGGCGGGGTCGAACTGTTGGCCTTCGCGTTCCCATGGGGCTTGCGGCTCCTGTTGGCCGTCCGTCTGTCCTTCCGTGTTGTTCGCGTCCGGTTCGGGCTGTTGGGTGCCGTCGGGTTCGTTCTGGACGTTGCCGTCCTGCTGGTTGTCGTCTGCCACTGTGGGCTCCTTCCTTTTGTTTCCGCCCGTCCTGCGGGCATGAAAAAAGCCCGTCGGGGCTTCCCGATGGGCTAAAGATATGATGTTCGGCTTTTAGGCTTCCGGCATTGGCTTGAGGTTCCTGCGGACTTCGTTGGAGATGTACTTGTCGATGTCCGTGTTGGCTTCCCACTGCGCTTCGCCGGTTTCGACGTCGACGAGGATGTATGCCGGTGGGCCGTAGCATCCGCCTTTCACCATTCCCGGCCAGGTGTAGTAGTAGAGCGCCAGACCGTCGTAGATTCCTTCAGGCTCGTGCAGTATGACGCCGTTCCGCTTGGCGAATTCCTCGGCGGCCTTGTCTAGTTCGCGTCTCGTCTTCATCGTCGCACCGCCTTTCCCGGTTTGATGACCTCGGACGCATGCTTCCGGACGATGTCCTTGTCGTCGACGCGGAACATGCGCACGCTTCTCACATCGATGATATCCCTCTCGAGATAGTCATCCAATCTGGAGATCCTGCCGTTCTGCGGGTCGATGACGATGGGTTTGCCCCCGTTGGTGCGTGCCGAGGGACGTTCGATGATGACGATGTGGCCCTGCTCGCGCTGGTTCGTGTATCCGAAACGCATGCACCAGCGCTGGCCGGTGCCGATGTACCGTTCGATCCTGTCCACGACATTCCTGCGGTTCGGGCTGCCGACGGTGAGGATACGCGGATTCAGTCCGGTCGCTCGGTCGACCCACATGCCGTTCGGGTTTTCCGACAACCTGTCCTGCAATGAGCTGGTCCTCGCCCTGGCCTCGACATCATAGCCTTTCCTTCTGGCGTCATATGCGACGACGCATGACTGGCAGTTGATCGAGCATCCCCATTTATGGTCGGCGAATCCGGGATTGGACGCTCCCCTGTCGGCCTGGGTGATGCTCATCGGCTTTCCTGGATGCGCGAGGACCTTGGCTAGGTCAGCCTCGCGTTTCCTGAGTATCTCACTGCGTTTTTCGGCGCGTTCCTTGCTGATCTTCGCACGGTATTCAGGTGTGCCCCTGTAACCGTGCGAGTCGCGGTAGTCTCCGGTCCTGCGCATGATCGGCAGGATCCGGTCATATGTTCTCGCTGTGCCTTTTGGTAGGCTCTCGGCGGCTCTGTAGTAGTCGTCGATCCACTGCTTCTCCTTGTCGGACGGGTTCCAGTCGCCGTACACGATCTCGACGGTGCAGCCGCAGTGCGGGTGGAATTTCTCGCCGTCGGACTTGCGAAGCAAAGCCGTCCGCTCGCTTGTGTAGATGGGACCGCGGCCGACGAGCATCGCGCAGAACGCGCATGGGTGCCCGTCCGACACGCGACGCCATCCGGAGGCGCGCGCGTCCTTGGCTGCCCATTGCTGCAGGGTGAGCCGTCCTCCGGTGAGCACGGCCTCGTGGAACATGCCGATGAACAGTTCGCGCGCGGCCAGATACGCGGCCTCCTGCGTCTGTCCCATGGCCACGTGCCACAGGACGTTTGCAACTCCACCCCATTCGAGTTGTTTCCCAGCCTGGCTCCGGTTGAAGCGGGGCACGCCGACTGTCACGCTCCCATCACCGATTTCGGCTTTTCGGAACCGTGGCAGGTATTGCGCCGCGGTGTCGGCGCTGACCCTCCACCATTGTCCGAGCAGGTCGAGCATCGCCTTCTTCCAGATCGGCTGCGTATGGTCGAGGTCGTTCACGTCGAGGGTGCTGTCCCACACGCGGCGCATCTGGCTGTCCGCCGTGATGGCGAGCGCGACCTGTCGTCTGCGGTGCTGGTCGGTCAGGAGGGTGCCTTTAGCTGTCGATGCCATCGTCGTATGTCCCGTTTCCGTTGAGTTGTCCGATTTGGATTTGGGCTGCGATGTCGTCGGCGGTTGGGTGTTGTGCGGCGTATTCGCGCCATGCGTCGGCTTGTGGTTTGGAGATGCCGGGGATCATGTCCCAGACTAGTTGGTCGGGGACGTGGAGCATTTGGACGGCTTTGCCGAGTGCGTCGACTGCTTGGCTGATGGTTCGCGTGTCGGTGTCCTCCCATTTGGGGAAGAGGTGGAAGTTGGCGGCGTCGTCGGGTCGGTCTTCGGCGGATGAGGCGAGTCGGAGCGTGTCCATGTGGCTGATGCCGAAGGCGCGTCGCCGCTCGTTTCTTTTCGCGTAGAATCCGGCTCGTGATTCCTCGATGCCGGCGTCGCCGACGTTGGTCATCTTGCCGAATGCTGTGGTCGGGGTCTGGCTGACGGCGGCGAGTTCCTCGACGTCGCTGGTTTTGGCCGCGACGATGTTGGCGAGGTCGGTTTCCGGGAGGCTGCCGAATTTCACGTCCATGCCTCCGGCGAGGACGCTGTCGTGTTCGATCTGGAGTTTCTTGGCTTCCTTTTCCGCTTCGGTCAGTCCGCTCATGTCGAGGCCGGTGGCGGTTTTGACTTTCCAGCTGTTGTAGTGCTGGGCGAGCATGCGGTCGTAGTTGTCCTTGTTCATGCGGCTGGCCATGCGGATGTATGGTTCGACTTCTCCGGGCACTCGGCCTTGCAGGTCGCGTTGGTTGCAGTATCTGACGATCGGGCATACCGGTTGGCCGTCCGGCGAGGCCACGCCGTGTGGCGCCTGGCCGTCGAATTGCCATGTTCCACCAATCTTGCGCCATGTCCAGATGTTCCATGAGTCCCAGAGCTGGTATTCGACGGCGTGGTCGTCGAGTTTGCGGCGTCGCATGAAGATCTGCGGCCAAGTGTCGGATGCGGGGTCGTTGTAGAGGGCGATCGCGTCGCGTGGACTCCAGCAGTCGATGCGGGCGCGGAGCCCGTCCGCCGATTCCTCGCCTCGGACCGCGGTGTATGCGGTGCCGTATGCGATGGCCTCGCGGTGGAGCGCGATCTGGCGTTCGCCCATGCGGTTGCGCTGCCATGGCTCCCAGAAGCGTCTGGCGTCTTCGGTGTCCTGCGTCTCGGAGTCGACGCCTTCCAGGTAGAGGGTCTGGGCGAGCGTGGTGACGACGAGGCCGAGCCATGGGGTCTCGCCCATGTCGCGCAGCATGCGGTGCTCCGGGGTCGCTCCGGCGTTCAGACGGATGGGTTTGGGGTTCCACCGCCACCAGCGGTCGATTCTGTTGAGTTTTGGCGTTTCGTTGTCGAACGCCGGGATGAGTAGTGTGTTCAGCGCTTCGAACGCCTGTTTCTCGTTGTCGTAGCTGGTGGTGGTCACCATAGCTGTCCTCCTCCGCTTCTGGAATTCCTGTTCAGGTATTCGCGTCTGACCATGCGCGCTCCGATGGCGCATATCGCGAGGTCGATCTTGCGTTTCGACTCTCGGCTTTCCTTGGCGATGCTCATGCCGACCCTCGTGGGCTGGCGTCTGGCGTTGAGCATGTGCAATCGCAGTCTGGCGTCTCCGTCGTGGGGGAAGTCGCCCTCCGCGATGTCGGTGTACGCCTGGTCGACGGCGGTGACGAACCTGCGTTGGATGTCCGTGTTGATCATGTCGAACATGACGGCGTGCCTGTCACGGCCGGACGGGACGGCCCACGTCTTGAGCCGGCGCCCGTAGTCGCGGTGCCACCGGTCGAACAGGGTGTCCCAGTATCTCAGGCCGGTTTCGGAGTCCAGCACGTGGCTGGGGTCTCCGAAGAAGCCGACCACGTCGTACGCGTGGAACGCCGCGCGAACCACGTCGTCGACGCTCTCCCTGGGCACGCGCCACTCCTTGCCGCGTTCTCCCGCGGGCTTCTGCCACAGTCCCAATGGTTTGACGAATCCGTCGGAGATGCGGCAGGCCACGAGGGCGGTGCTGTCGTCGTTCAATGAGCAGTCGAGGAACATGCTGATGCGTTCCCCGTGTTCGAGCGAAAGTTCCGGATGTTCGTTCTGGTCCCATTCCTGGTGGGTCACGAACGCGTCCTCGGGCGCGGTGGACTGGTTGTACCATTTGCGCCGTGATTCGCTCACCGGGTTCTTCGGGTTAAGGATCTCCTTGCTGATGCGGTCGACGGACAGCCAGGTGCTGTCGCCACGCACGTCCTCGATGACCTTGCCTATCGTATCCTCGGTCATCGGACTGTCCGGCGCGGCTTCCAACGAGTCGTAGAGCAGGCCGAAGTCCATGTATTTCGGGCGCTTGCCCTCGTCGTCGCTGTCCGGATCGCCCTGGGTGCCATCCCATGCCTCGCGCACCTTCTGTCCGACGCTGTCCTCACCGTCGCGGTAGGCGTTGCAGATGTCGAGCATCTTGACCGCGACGCCCGCCTCGCGTTTGGCCGCGTTGCCGGAGAGGACGCCGTCCATGTCGCTGCCGCCGTTGGACGAGTTCCAGTTCTGGGTCTCGTTGCGGATCACGAAGGTAGGGCGGCCACCCTCCAACGCCAGCGGGGAGCTGGTGACGGCCTCGATCTGCCGGCTGTCGCCCATCGCGTACATGTTGAGTTTGCCTAATTGAATGCCGTAGTATCTGCGCGTGGCCGCCGGCAGGAGGCCGGGCAGGAGCTTCATGGTGTTCTTGGTCTGTTCCTGGCTGACGGCGCACACCTGCACCCACGCGTTCGGCTCGTCCCTGCCGATCGGATCGCCGCTCACGGGATCCCAATGGTCGAACGTCAATGGGGCGAAGCACGCGCCGCACGCGCCTCCGGCCGCCATCGGGTCCTTGCCCCAGCCTTTGAGGCGCTGTAGCACGGCGTTGTCGTGCAGTGGACGTCCATGGTCGTCCAGGGCCCAGAACCACAGCCAGAAACGCGCCTGCTCGCTGGTCCATTTCCATGGAAGCCCCTTGGACGAGTTGCGCAGCCAGTATCCGCTCCATCCGAGGAACTGCCAGCCGAGCGTCACCTGCGGGAGGATCCAGCCATGTTCGTCGCACCGCCATGTCGGGCCGATGAGTATCGGATTGGTGTTCCATTGCGGGGCGGTCTCGTCGGCGAGCATGTCCCGATACCAGTCGGAGATCTCGCGGATCTCGCTTTCGCGGCTCGGGATGAACGCGGCGGTTTTCCGGTTGCTGCGTAGTCTTGCCATCAGCCGTAGGCTTTCTCCCATTTGCTGTCGTGCCATCGCTTGTTGACGGTGGCGCGCATCTGGCTTGATCTGCCGCCGTCCATCGAGGCGTCCTCGGACTGCTCCTCGGGTTCCGGCATGTCGATTCGTTTGAGCAGGTCGGCCAGATGGGTCTCGTCGCGGCGCAGTTCCGGCAGGAGCGGATGCACGACGAGCTGCCCCTGGCTTCCTTCGGTGGTGAGCTCATCACCGAGGGCCCTGCGGATTCGTCCGATGCGGTCGGCGGTGTAGCAGGCATTCTCCAGCGTGCGGTACTCGCTTTCGGTGAGCTCCCATTTCGCGGTGATGTCACGCCAGAGCCGTTGGCCGCGGCCGTTTTTGATCAGTCCGGCCGGCATGCGGCGGGAGGATGCGTCCTTGGCCATGCTTCCTCCCTTCGTAAGGTCATCCGAGTCTGTCGAGCAGGGCGAAAAGGAACGTGAGGTCGGCCAGTCTGGCCGGCGAGTCGCGGAACGTGCGTCCGGTGACCGTGATGTAGCGGCCTTGGCTGTAGGCTTCGGCGTTCATGATGCCTCGTACTTTGATTCCGGCGCGTTCCGGCATCAGCCCCCAGATGTGCAGGCCGTCTCCACCGGGGCTTATCTCGATCCACGTCTTCCCCTCGACCGGAGCGATGAGACATTTGGCCCAGTCGGCGAGGTATCCGCGCGAGTCGTAGCAGTGGTCGAGGTCGATGCAGGCGATTCCACCGCCCAGGGCGAAGCCGAGTCCGTCGCCGACGCCGGACTCCTCAGCCGCCTCGAACGTGCTCCACGTGTCCGGGTCGGTGCTGGACGCAGCAGCGCCATCTATCGTCAGCGGGATCTTCGTCGTCCCGTCGCCTCTGACCACTTTGCGCCATCTAACCCAGCGGTCCGTCATCGCCATGCGTGCCGGAGGGGTGAGTTTTTTACGATTGGCCTGCTTCCGGCATGCGTCGGAGCAGTAGCGGCGGCGTCTTCCGCGTCCGGTCTGTTCGGGGAGCTCGATTCCGCATGTTTCGCAGGTGTTCATACTCCCCATTATATTTGTTTTTCTCTCAAAAAACGCTGTACGCCAGTATTTTCAACTGTTTTTATTATTTCGTGACATTGGTAAAAAACGTTTGTCTGGAAAAACGCGGAAGGCGTCGCAAAAAGCTGCGCCATATCCACACGGCACAGAAACAGGGGTATGCGGGGCAATCTCGATAAGACGAGAGAAAAAGTCGAAGCCCGAAAAACGGGGCGGAGAAGCGTACGTATGACCGGAGTTGCTATCGGCGGTTAGAGCCCCTGTGCCGGCGGAGTCCTCCCCCACCGGCATCGACGCCAGATCAGTGGCCTATCAGGCCGGGGTGACGTTCATTCGGATGCTTTCTCAGTTTCTTGTATCTGCTGTTCCTTTCAGCGCTTTCGCGCGCCGTCTTCGCCTTGTGGCAAGCATAGCTCAACCATTGAAGATTCTCCAGAGAGTGGTTGTCTCCAGGAACGATGTGGTCGCAATCGGTTCCGATTCCGTTGCAGTCCTTCGCGTGGATCTTCGCTTCGCACCGTCCATGCGCGCGGGCCTTGACCATGGCCCTGCGCTTCTCCCAATCATCGGGGAGTCTGAGTCTTCTGTCGCTGTTGTTCCAGTTCATCTGATTGCGCATCAGCCGCCATCTACTCGCCATGGTCAGGTGGTACAGGGTGCCTCCGGCGGGATTCGAACCCGCGACTACACGCAGCAGCGAGGAAGAGAGAAAGAACTCGCGGCCGGTACGATCTACCACTGATTCCTACGAAGGCATGGACAGGCGGATTTGAGCATCACCGCATCACGGAAGCACGGGATTGGCTTGCCTGCCACATTGGGGTATGTCCACTCTGACGGGAGTGGGCGGAGCGTGTCCGACATGCCGTTCGGACAGGACGGTGTTACGCAACCCAAGGAGTTAGGAGAATCCAAGGTGGATATGAAAAGGGTTCAAACCGCATGTCTTCGGTTTGAACCCTCTAATCCACTGACAATTGTGCGTTGCACTTTCGATTTTGTCAAATCGAGTCGCGTCGCACGACCTGTCCATGCACATCGGAAAGCCTGTACAACGGCTGCCCCTTCACGTTTTCACCAACCGGCTGGAGCCTGCCGCGCTTGCGCCATGAGCGAATCGTGTTCGCATTGCACTGGAATCCGCATTCGCGCAGCAGCTCCGCGCACTCCCCCGCCGTGAACGCGCGTCCCGACCGAACGCATTCCATCAGGAACCCCAACCGCACATCCGCCACAAGGTAAGTGTTGCCACACACGGGACATGCAACGCTTACCGCGCCGACCGCCGCTGTCAATTCGACTCCGCACAGCGGGTTCGGGCATCTTCCGATGCCATGTTTCGCAGGCGGCACGTCGATGATGTCCAGCGTCTTTCGAACCATCGACTCCCACTCATGGTAGAAGTCGGCGATATCAGGCATGCGGCGCAGTCGAGGACTGCCGGCGCAGACACGCAGCATGTCCACCAGCGGCGGATGCACGCCACAGGTAGCCCAAGGCATGGCAGGCGGAGCATACAACCGGCGCCAGAGTGCGATCGCGGCATCCTCGATGTCCTGCATGTGGTCGAGCACCGGCAATCGGATTGGCGTCGGCGCGGCTGGAAGGTTGACGCGTCCAGGCTGGCGGCCTCCGTAGTGCGCGGTCGAGTCCAGGAACTCATGCAGCGAATCCAACCATGATGGATATTCCCGCAGCCAGCCACGCATCAGCCCATCGCATTTCGCGCACATGGTGTCGCCGACAGCGCATCCTCCGCCGCAGACGAGGCACACACCGGCGAGCGCTGGTGTTGTTTGGCTGGTGTTTGTTGTGGTGTTGGTGGTGGTTGGTTGGGATTCGTTGGTTGGTTCGTACATTTGTTCGATTCCCTCCGGCGTGGTAGTCTGGTTTGTGGTAATGCCAGAGCCCGGCCGGAAGGTCGGGTTCTTTGTTTATTCGGTGGCGGAGTCCTGTTTTTCGAGGTTGACGTGTTCGATCTTGGCTCTATGGCGGAGCAGATTGGCGTATGCGTCCATGACATCAAGCTGCCTGCTTAACAGAGTGATCGGGCAGGTGGGCTCGAAGTCGAGCGTGCCATCCGCATACCTTTGCAGCATGTCCCTGAGCCTGCCGGCGCGGACGGTCAACTCCCGGTACTCGACACGCATGCGGTCCTGGTAGCCGGAGGCCTTGGCGCTCGCGGGTTCCGCTTGGTCGGCGGCGGCGAGCACTTCGATGGCTTGGCGCAGGTATCCGTCGCGGATCCATTTGGATGCGGTCCGCCATTCCTCATGGATGATTTCGGTGGAGTCCTTGCGGAGCGCCCATTTGAGCCCGAACAGACGTTCGGCTACGGCTTCGGTGCGCGCGTCGATCGGCGGCAGTGGCGGGTCTAGTGTTTCCTCACTCATTTCGTTTCCTTCCTCTTTTGATTGTGCATGGTCTTCCAGGTCTTGTGTCGCAGCAGCCACACCACCCATTCGGGCAGTTCGGTCCAGATGGTCAGATGTGAGGACGCGGCGTATAGCTTCCACCACCTGCCGCAGATGACGCAATGCTCTATCCTGCGCAGGCTGTCCTCGTATTGCGCCGGACCTATGCCGTTGCTCGCGCAGATGAATATCCCGACCGCGCTACGGCATGCATGCGGCGAGCGCCGTTTGTTACGACTGATGCCGTGCATCATTCCGCCTCCTTACCGAGGATGTAGACGAGCGTCGGCGGCAGTGACGGTTCGAAGCATGTGTTCGGCGGTACCTTGTACTCGCCTTTCCCATTGAGTCCAGGCAGCACGTCGGTCCGCACCACACTCCACCCCTCGGAAAGCAGGCTTTCGAGCGTTCCGGCGTTGTTCAGCGTGAGCGTCCATGCGTCCCTGTCGGTCGTGTATGTGAGCGGCACTACCTTAAATTTCCAACTCACTGCTCCGTCTCCTTCTGCTCGTCCAGCCACCTTTCGAACAGCCGGTACATGTCCAACGAAATGGCCCTCACCGGCTGGAACTTCATCCGCCACATGCAGCCGGCACACACCTCCGAAGCGGTCTTCGCCTGATCCATATAGGCAAGATGCACGGCATAGACCGGACTGGACACCCGCCTGCCACACAAATCGCACGTGTGCATATCCTGCGTGACCAACTCATCACGCTGAGGAAGAAACGGGTTCAGCGCGTCCCGCTCATCCATGGCATCGGCGAGCGCCTCACGAATCTTGTCCCTGGCATTGAGATAGGCGTGGTATCGAATCGACGCGCTTTCCTCAAGAGATCGATTGCCATAACACATCCCCGCGCTCGCCGCCTCGTATTCCTGGGCGATGAGTTTGTTGAGTGTATTGATGGCGATGTCTGCGTCGCTGTTTCTCATTGCTGTTCCTTTTCCTTGTCGTGTTCCGCCGACCATCTGAGCAGGGCGTTGACGGCGATTTCGCACGCCTGCCGTTCCTCGTCGTCTTCCGGAGCGATGCATACGGCGCCGCATTGCGACCAGATTTTCACTGTGGTTCCTTGTCCGCGCCGCTCACGTGATCCCAGTCGCAGGACATGCCGCCTTGCTTCTCCCATGCGTAGACGACACAGTCCACTTTTCGCGTGTCCTGCAATGTGATGACGCATTCGTAGAAGCCGTGGGTGGTGCCTCCGTCGGTGCATTGCGAGTCGATGGGTTTGACCGCATGCGCCGGCGTGGATGCTTTGGCCATGCCGCCGCATCCGGCGAGCGCCGTGCAGAGGGCGAGGGTGATGGTGGTGAGGGCGGCGCAGATGGTGTTTCTCATTGTTCGTTCCTTTGATGGTGGCTGGCGTGGTGGTTCCAGAGGCGGATGGCTTTGTTGAGGTTTTTGCCGTCGACGTGGAGGATGCATTTGTGCCGGCAGTTGGGGCAGATGCAGCCGTAGATGGTGTTGACCGGTTTGCGGGTTCGGAGGTTGTAGATGGTGCCGAGGGTCAGGATGAGCGGCTGTGACTTGCGGCATGCCGGGCATGGTGCGGGTCTGCGCCATTTGCGTGGGTTGGTGGCGATTCTGACGGTGTGCATTTCATTCCTTTCCGTAGATGGCGAGGCTTCTTATGCCGTCGCTCATGCTGTTGGAACATGTGTTCGGATCATGGTCGATGATGTCGTTTCCGATGCCTTGGAAGCGGAGGGTGGCGGTGCCGTCCGGCCGGCGGATGAGTTCGAGCCGGCCGTCGATGACGACGTCCTGGTCGGTGCGGGCGATGCAGCGGCGGCCGATCAGGATGGCCGGGTCGGCCGACCGCCACTTGTGCAATGGGACGATGATGCTCATTCCCGGCCACCCATCCAGCCGATCAGGAAGGCGAGCGCCAGGAGGATTATCGCGGTGTGGCTCATGCCGTTCCTCCGATCTCCGGGCTGGCCAGCATCTCAGTGATCGCGTCCTTGGCTATCAGGCGCCATGGTTCGCGGCCGTCGTCGTCGAGGTTTTCCCACGTGAGGTGTTTGCGGTGGCCGTTGGCGTGGAATCGGTTGTAGATGGCGTGCGCGACGGCGTATTGCGTGTCGAGGCTGATGACGAGCTGGTCTTGCTGGTCTTCGGTCATTGGTAGGTCTCCGGTCTTGGCGGTGCGAGCAGTGCGGCGATCGCGTAGCTGGCGAGGCTGGTGGCGAGCGCCGCGATGGTCAGTGCGGTGTGGATGGCGAGCCACGTGATTGGTGTCCACTGGTGGAGCGCCTGTCCGATGATCGCCCTGATGACGGCGTGCGGGATGAGCAGCAGCGTGAGGAGGGTGAACAGCGTGGCCATGGCGTCTCCGAGCCGGTCGGCGAGGTGGCTGATGGTCTTTCTCACTTGTGGTCTCCCGTCTTGACGGCGAGTGTCTCGAGCATGGCCTTGTAGTCTTTGATGTCGCGTGCGATGCAGGATTTCACCCGGTGCGGGCCGCTGTCGCCCTGGTATGGATCCGGGGCGCCGAGCACGGTGACGAGTCGGCGGATGGTGGCCATGTCGTATTTGCGGTAGGTGAGCCACGCGTCAGGGTTGAGGTTGAGTCGGCGGAGGAAGTCAAGGTCGAAGTCCACGTTGGTCCCCGCGGGGACGAGGGAGAAGCGCTGGGAGAGCGAGTCAAGGAATTCCTCCACGGCGTTGGCCACGACGACCATGCTGTCATTGCGCACGGAGCCTCCCATGAGTTCGAACAGCAGGCCGTTGTCGGTGTGCATGGAGAAGGCGACGGGGCTCATGGACAGGAGGTCGAGTCTGTCCGGGCGGATGATGCGGGACAATGATCCGAACTTTTGTTCGCCCAGCATGTCGGTACATTCCATACCGATCTCCAATGGCAGGCTTTTGCGCCTGTCCACGCCTGTGGTCTCAAAGTCGATCCACAGCAGCGCCTCCGGTTTGCCGTTATTCTCGTGCATTTGTCATTCCTTCCGTTTGAATTGTCAATGTTTCGCGCATGGTCAATGGCGTGGCCGTGCCGTCCTGGTTGAGCCAGAGCCATCTCCCCTGCCAGTCGCGCACTGGGGTGGAGAGAGGATCTATGCCGAGCGGGACGATCAGTCCAAGCCGTTCGGCCTCAGCCACATGCTGGTGGACCCACCCATGGCAGCCGGTCGTCCCCGAGCCGCACAGCTCGATGATGTTGACGGGACTATGCCGCACATCCGGATTCGCCGCGCGACGCAGTTGACGGTGATGGCCGCTTCGTCCGGGCCATCGTGACGGATCGTGGATGTTCGCCCCGCAGCGCAGGCAATGCCAGCCCTGGCGTTCCAAAGCGATGCGCTTCGAGTCCTCGAACTCACTCACAACGCGCTCCTTCCTGCATCAGGCCGTTGACCAGCACCAGACATGAAGTGCAGTTCGTTCTTAGTCCGGAGGCCATCGCGGCGATGCCGTTATCGGCCTTGCCGCCGGCGAGCGCCTGGAGTTCGATGTTCGCCGCGGTTTCCGCGGTGTCGGTGATGAGTTGGGCGAGTCTGTTGATCTGTTCCTTGGTCATTCGTCTTCCTCCTCGTCTTCTTCCGTGATGGCGGCAACAAGCTGGTCGAGGTGTTCGGTCTCGTCGTCGGATGGCTCATAGCCGAGGTCTTGGAGGATCAGGTAATAGCCGGGGATGCGGCGGCTGACGTTGTCGTCGCCACTCCAGTCCCAGTCATTTGGGCTGATGAACCATTCGATTCTGGCGGTGAGGATCATGACCGCGTATGTCGGCCAGTCCGGTGAGTCGAGGTGCGTGTGGAGTTCCGCGAGCGCCTGTTCCGGTTTGATGCCGGCGATGGCGGCGAACTGTTCCCGGGCGCATGCGGCGTCGTTCCAGGTGTGTAGGTCTTTGGTGAAGCCGGTCGGGTCCGGGTCAATTGTCTGCAGGAGTCCGAGCCTTGCCGTGGTCTCGATGAGCTTGGCGCGCTTGATGGCATGGAGATGGCCGTGGAGCCATGCCATGCGCTTGTCAGCCGTCGTGGCGGCGTATTCCTCGAGCACGTGCTGTCGGGCGTCGCGTTCGGCCTGTTCGGCGGCTCGCTGGGCTTCCTTTTCGGCTTCGGCGGCCGCATCACGACGATCCCAGAGGTATATCGTCTGCGTCGCTTCATGGACGGAGACCACGTCTGGATTCTGCTTGCGGAGCTCTTCGATGGTTTCTTCCGGAGTGCCCGCGGCGGGGAAGATGGCGCCGGAGTAATGCCATTCGGAATCCGAGAAGGTCTCTCCGGGATCCTCGATGACGTTGAGACCGGTGGTGCCGGTGGCGAGGAGCGCGGAGACATCGGCGAACCACTGGCTCCGGCGATCTTCCACTTCGATGTTGTGGAGGATGTAGTCGAAGTTCGAGGTCCCCGCGGCGTGCGCGAGGCGTTCCTGACGGTCCGGCTGGCCGTCGTATCGTGCGATGGCCATGAGTTGGCCGATGGTGAGCTGGTCGAAGTCGTCACGTGTCTTCCTGACGTCCGCCTTGATGCTCGCCGCTTTCGCTCTGTCACGCACATAGTCGGCGCTTCGGCCGAGCCTGTGCGCGACGGCGGCGGTGGTGGCTCCGAGGTCGAGCATGCCCTGGATGGCGTCGGCCTCCTCGAGGACGGTGAGCTGTTCGCGCTGGCAGTTTTCGGTGACCATGGCCTCCAACTGCTGCAACGGGTCTAAGTCAAGCACGAAACACGGCACGGCTCCGGTGCCGGCCTGCTTGCATGCGGCGAGACGACGATGGCCGGCGATGACACGATAGCGCTCGCCGTTGGGTACGACGGAGAGCGGCGAGAGCAGGCCGTTGGCTTTGATGCTGGCCGCGAGGTCGGTCACGTCGCCGATCTGCTTTCGTGGATTGTCCGGGTGGGGGTCGATGAGGCTGGTGTTGATGAGCTTGATTTCGTTGCTTTGGTAGTTGCTCATTGCTTCTCCTTGCTGGTTTCTTGGTTGAGTTCATCTGCGCATGCCTGGCACGCGAGATACCACTTGGAAGGGTTGCCTTCCCTGAGGCTGCCGCTGTGGTCGTATTCGTCCTCATGTGGATCCATGAGCTGGTGGACGTGTTCGCAGTTCCAGGTGTGCTTGTGCTGGCGCGTGGGTGTGATGGGTTCCGGCGCCCATGTCTCCCATTGGTCGCGGAGCCATGTGGCGAGTCGTGGGACCTGCCGTTGTGGCACGTGGCCGTCGTTGACGGCTCGCCGGTAGCGTCGGACGGCGGATTGGAGTCGGGCGAGCTGGACCGGGTTCTCGGTGATCGTCTCGACGAGGTCCCGCGCTTCGCGTTCGGCCTTGCGGCCTTTCGCGCCGATGGTGCCGGGGTAGGTTTCGGCGATGGCGGCGAAGGCGTCCGGCGCTTCGCGTTCGGCCTTGCGGCCTTTCGCGCCGATGGTGCCGGGGTAGGTTTCGGCGATGGCGGCGAAGGCGTCCGGCGCTTCGCTGGCGGTTTGCTTCGCGGTGCCAGCGGGAGGGGTCGGAGAGGGTATATCGGTATCGGTATCGGTTTTATGCCATGTTTTTGCTTGGCTGTCCTCTAGCAACTTGCTAGACGGTTTGCTACCTGTCTCGCTACTGTTTTGCTCTCCGTTTGCTTGGCTGTTTTCTGGCAAGTCGCCAGACGTTTGCTTGGCTTTCTGGTTGGCCGCCTTGCGGCGTCCTCCCTTGCTTCCGGCCTTTCTGCGCGCCTCGCGTTGCTCTTCGGTCAACACTCGCGGCTCCCTGCAGATGCCTTCCGCGTAGACCGGACGCCAGCCGCCGTCGTGCTCCTCCATAAGCCCGGAGTCGACGAGCTGCTGGAGCTGTTTCGGGGTGCCGCCGGCGTCCTTGAGGTCGAGCTTGTCGAAGTGGCCTGGGTACGCGGCCGGATCCTTGGCTTGCATCGAGACGCCTTTGGAGTGGATGACGCACAGCTTGACCCACAGGCCCACGGTGGCGAGCGGCAGGCGGCGGATGCGCCTGTCGTCGGCCATCTGGTCGTCGACAATAAACCACATATCTCTCTTGCTCCTTCCGTGGTTCAGTCGATCTCGCCGGTGTCCGGATCGACGGTCGCCTCCACGTCGCCGTCGTCCATGTCGAGGCTGCGGCGCAGGTCGTCGATGAGGATCATCTGCCGTGACGTGGCTGGCTTCGCGCACATGTTCTCCATGGCCAGTCCCGCGTCGAGGATGCGCTGAGCGAGGTCCGCGCAGTCGTACACGGCTTCGGTGATGGCGTGGATGCCGCCCCACTTGTCGATGTGCTCCTGCTTGTTTTTGGTGTCCATGACGGTGCGGCATGCCTTGAGCACGACGGCCGCGGCTTTGGTGACCTGCTGGGTCTTGCCGATGAGGTCGATGAGTGTGTCTGGCGTGGCTTCCTGCGGGATGAGCGCCTGTTGTTCGCTGGCTTTCATTGCTGCTCCTTAGAATTCCGGTTCCGTGTCGGGTTTGCCGAAACCTCCGAATGATGACTGGTCGTCCGACGGCGCGCCCCACGGATCATCGGCCGGAGGCTGGGCGGGTTGCTGTGTCTGCGCCGGCTGTTGCGGCCGTTGGCTCCAGCCGCCTGCGCCGGTGTCGACGGTCGGCGTCTGCGCGGCGGGATTGCCGTAGACGGGACCTTGCGGCTGTCGGCTGATGCGGCTGACCTGCGCGGTGGCGTAGCGCAGGCTCGGGCCGATCTCGTCAACCTGCAGTTCCATGACGGTTCTGTTGGTGCCGTCCTGTGCCTGGTAGGAATGCTGTTGGAGGCGTCCTTGTGCGATTACGCGCATGCCCTTCGCAAGGCTCTGCGCGCAATGCGAGGCCATGTCACGCCATGCCGAGCAGCGCATGAACAGCGCCGGCCCATCCTCGTACTGGCCGGTCTGCTTGTTATAGACGCGCGCGGTGTTTGCGATGGTGAAGCTGGCGACCTGCGCGCCCTGGCCGGTGGTTCTCAGTTCCGGATCCGCGGTGAGGTTGCCGACGATGGTGATGACGGTCTCCCCGATGGCCATGTCACTCCTCTCTCACGTATCCGGCCGGTTCCGGGCCGAGTTGGCTTGGATCCTTGGCCTTCCACGCGCATTTCGCGCGCAGGCATCCGGCCTCGCGGTCGATGACGATCTCGCCGAAGCGCGCCGGCGCGACCATGGTGAGGTTCCAGCCACGGTCGCGGTTGAGCGCGCTGATGGTCTCGTACAGTTCGCCGATCAGTTCGGCGGACGTCATGCCGACGCTGGCGGGTGTGAGCGGCCATTCGAACCACTTCTCGCCTTCCGGCCTGCTTGGTGTTTTGCTTGGCAACGTTTGCCTCCTTTGGATTGATGTCGTGCCGGGGCGCGGATTCGAACCGCGCATCCATCCGCCGGCGTGACCTGAACACGCCGATCCATGGCGCCCGCATCCGTTCGCGGGCCCCGGCGAGGGCCGGGCGGGAGGAGAAGAGAGAAGATGACCCGTCCGGCTGGTTTTAACGTCTTTTCCTTGACGCGCGGGCGGTTCAGGCATGGACGCGCATGACGAACCACGTCCATGCCGCAATGTGTGAGGAGCCGCCCAGGTCTTTCATCGCTCGAGTTCGTCCACCCATCGGATGAAGCGTGGGTCCGAGCACAGGCGGCGCATGATGACGGCCGCGGGGATGAGCACCGCGAACGGCACGGCGATGAGGTGTTCGATCGGGTGCGTGCAGGCCGGCGTGCAGTACAGCACCCACATGGCCAGCAGCCACACCGCGAACAACAGCTGGTGCAGGATGACGAGGGCAAGAACCTTCATCGTTCGCCTCCGGCCGTAGAATCGATGGAATGGACATCAATGCGGTCACCGGCGTCGTTGGCGCCATCACGGGATTGGTTGGCGGTGTCTCCGGATGTGTCGCCTTGTTCCAGGCGCGCCATGGCAACAAGCTCTCGGAGCAGGCGAACGGCTCGGCTGAGGAAGCCAACCGGATCGCCGTCGAATCGAAGCATGCCGCCGAGCAGGCCAACCGCCTTGCAGGAAAGGCGAACGAGATAGCTGCAGACGCGAACTCGATCAGCCAGCGGGCGTTGTCCGTCACCGCCGACCAGACGGTCCACAAGTGGCGGGTCGAATACGATGGAGAAACCTCGACCGTCTTCCTTGTCAACGATTGCCCCGACATAGCACGAGACGTGTCCGTGTTCGTCCGTTTCAAAGACCAGACCGTTGCGCAACGGCACGTCGACGAGGTTGCGCCGTTCGGAGAGATCGCGCTCGAAAGCGAGTTCTTCTCCAAGCAGATATTCGAAGACCAGGCCGGCATCGACCGTCTGAACGCCCAACCCGGCTTCACCTACTTCGGACGTGGATCCTGTCGTGTGACGGTCCACGTCGCTTACACTACGGAGCACGGCGCCAGTCGCAACGACGAAGTCGAGCAGTGCCTGACCAACAGCCAGAGGCATTGATTCCATCACAGCTCCTTGTTGATGGTGTCGATGACGATGTCCACGAGGCCGGCCACGTCGAGGTCGATGTATCCGACGATGTGACCGAGCGAACGCCTTGCTTCGATGTCGTCCCACCCGCCGGCATAGGCCGGACGGATGGCGTCGCCCTCGTCTTCAAATCCCCTGAATATCGCTTCGACGCAGGCTTTGCGGATGTCGCTCATTTGTCCTCCTTTTCTTCCCATGGATCAGGCCACGGGGTATCGGTACGCCAGTCGTTGTCGGTCATCGCGCACCCACCTCTTCCTCGTATTCGGCCGTGCACTGGTACAGGTGTTGCGCGAAATAGGCGATCATCTGCTCCTTCGGATACATGACGATTCGTCCCACCTTCACGAACTTCGGGCCGATGCCCGCGCTACGCCAGTACGCCAGGGTGCCTTCCTTGATGCCGCAGTTGTCCGCGATGTCCTTCGTCGTGTTCATCGGCTTCAACGCCGCCGCCAATGCGGCGAACACCTCTTTGTCATCCATCACGCGCCTGCTCCTTTCATGCGTTGGTAAGCGCCGATTGCTTTTCCGACGTGTTTCGTTTGAGGGCCTTCCTGCCGAGTGGGAGAATGAGCAGACCCGCGCAAAGAAGGGAGGTGATAACATGCAACGCGATCCAGTGAATTCCGCTAATGACGCGAAGGCCTACGCACAATCTGGAAACATTCAGCAGGCCATCGTGTCGCTGGCCGATGCCGTGCAGGGCATCGCCGAATACCAGCGGTACATCCGGAACGACCAGTTGAAGATCAAACGTGCGCTGAACATCAGCTGACGTTCGGCCGTCCGCGTGAGAGAGTTCCAATTCCTCGCGGACGGCTTTTCTTATCGCGCCCAGCATCGCCGGGTGCAGGCGTTCGAATTCCTCAACGGAGATCGGGTTCGTGGATTCGTCCGGTGTCTCGGCCGGAATATTGATGCTCATTTCGGATTCTCCTTTCGATTCATGCGTCAGCGAGCGCTGCTCACGGCTTGATCTGTTTGATGCCGTCGATTGGTTGCAGGAGCTTGATCATGAGCTGGTAGAGGCTCATGCCGAGCATCGTCGCCGTCTTCTCGAGTTGCTCGGTGGTGAATGAACCCTCACCCTGCAATCGCTTGCTGATATGTTGCTCACTCACGCCAAGCTCCTTTGCGAGCGCGGCCTGTGTCTTGCGGTGCCGTGCGAGCTCGCCGCTGAGATTCCTTGCGATGGTTTCCGTCTCACTCATCTGTCTTGCCGCTCCTTTCTTTGTTCATTGCCCTGCGGTAATTCTTAATCTACCTATTTAGGTGATTTTATTCGTCTACCTATATAGGTTCTTTACAAAATCTACTTATTTAGATAAACTTCGAGCATGGCTAGAGGACCGAAAAACGAAGTCACCGAAGACAGCAAGAGAATCATCAACATATGCCGTCAACTGTTAAAAAACAGCGATATATCAATCGACGAATTCTTTGATTCCAGTGGATTAAGCAATAACTACTGGTATAAACGCATGCGCTATGAGGCGCCGTTGAATACGTCAGATGTGGAGCACATCGCCTCCACATTCGGGCTCACCAGCCTCGACATCTACACCCGCGCCCTGGGCAGCGATGCCGCACGAGCCTACGAGGCCCGCGAGCGCGAATCCCAGATCACCGATGACCTCATCGACCGTATCGCCGCGCAGTCGAAGGACTTTAGCATGGCCGCTAATGACGATCCGAACAAGATGCTTGAGGCGGAGACGCCGAGAGACTGATTTTTCCATATAAACCAACCAGGAAAGAAGAGAACCATGTATAAGAAGACAATCGCAGCAGCCATCGCAGTCACTCTCGCTTTCGGGCTCGGCGCGTGCGGCAACTCCGATAGCGCTGATACCGCCAGCACCGGCGGCACGAGCCAATCGCAGACGACGAAGAAGAAGCCGGCGGAGAAGAAGCCGGCGGAGAAGAAGCCGGTAGAACAGCCTGCGGATCTGACCGGCACGTGGAAGCAGACCAACTCCGGCAGCACGGATTCCTGGATGGAGGCCGAGATCACGGCCGACACGATCACCGTCCAGTGGGTCAGCGACAACGGCGATACGAAGAGCCTGTATTGGAAGGGCTCCTACAATGCGCCAGACAAGGCCGGTGACTGGAAGTGGACGAGCCAGGGAGACACCGCGGCGATGCAGGCGTCCCTGCTCGGCTCGCAGGACGCCACCAAGGACTTCACCTACACCAAGGCGGACGGCGTCAGCTGGGAGACCACCGCGATGGGCACCACCACAGTGGTGAAGACCGCCAAGCAGTGAACGGCAATCCGGCCAAAAACCATTGGAAACATTAGCAATAGACCATTTTGCCGACGTCAGGAAAATGGTTGGGAAAGGATAAATATGGACAAGGAAACCATTGCCCGATACGCCGCGTCCTTGGATACGCTCCTCAATAAGGATGAGAATGGCGTGGAATTCTGGCACGCAAGAGAACTGATGAAGTATATGGGCTATACGAAATGGGAGAACTTCGCAAAAGTAATACAGCGCGCCCAATCGGCATGCCAGAACGCCGGGCAGCCGGTCGAAGCGCATTTTCGCGATGCCAAACGGGACGTCGAGCTTGGCAGCGGCGCCATCCGTTCCATCGATGATGTGAAGCTGACCCGTTACGCCTGCTATCTGGTGGCCCAGAACGGCGATCCACGCAAAGAGGAGGTCGCGCTGCTGCAAAGCTATTTCGCCGTGCAGACACGTACCGCGGAGCTTCTGGAGCAGCGCATGGGCGAGATCCTGCGCATCGCGGGAAGGCACGCGTTGACCGCCGAGGAGAAGCAACTCAGCTCGCTCGCATACAAGCGCGGGGTCGGAGAGAAGGACTTCGGCGTGATCCGTTCACGCGGCGATCAGGCGCTATTCGGCATGAGCACGACGGAAATGAAATTCAAGCTCGATGTGCCGAAGAGCCGTCCGCTGGCCGATGTGCTCCATCCGATCGCCGTGACGGCGAAGCAGCTCGCCACGCAGATGACGAACTACGGGATCCAGGAACGTGACCTGCACGGGACGTCGGCGATCACACGGGAGCATGTGGACAACAACAAGGCCGTGCGAAAGAGCCTGTTCAGCCGTGGCATCGCGCCGGAGGACCTTCCGGCGATGGAGGACATCAAGAAGGTCGAGCGCAGGGCGAAGCGCGACGAGAAGCGCATCGAGGGAACGGGCTTCAGGAACGAGGATGCCGAAACAGGTGAATGACCGCATCCTGACATCCTGGTCGGAAACATTGGGAGTCCGGATCGAGGAACGCCGGTTGGCCGGAGACAGGTGCGGACTCTACTACGATCCGCTCCGTCTCATCATCATCGACGAACGGCTGGCCGGATTCCAACGCCGCTGCACATTGTGCCACGAGCTCATCCATGCCAGACACCACGACCCAGGATGCGGCAGCCAATACGGAATCAAATGCGAGCGCCGTTGCCGCAGGGAGACCGCGTTGGCGTTGATCAGTCCGGTGGATTACGGCATGGCCGAGGAGATTTATGAGGGCGCGGCGTGGCCGATGGCGGTCGAATTGGGTGTGACGGTGCAGGTGCTGATGGACTACCGGCAGCTGCTTCATGATTCCGGCGTGTGCATGCAATAGTTATACGCCTTTATACGTGCTTATAGAGCCTTATACCCCTTCGGATTCCTTATAAAAAATGACCCCGGCCACCCGCATACCGCGAGCGCCGGGGTGAAAAACATGTGGGAAGAAGCGCCATGAAAGTGACCATTGATGATCTGTGGCTCAAGAATGACGATGATGGCAATCCGCCGAGTCGCGCGGCCAAACGCTCTTTGGCTAACTCACGCGATCCGATGAAGGCCAATGTGCCTGAGAAGTGGCGTAAAAGCCGTTATGGAGTCGGGATGCGCTGGCGTTGTCATTGGACCATCGTCAAGGACGGTAGACGTGTGCAGAGGGTGAAGCAGTTCGCCAGGCTCGCCGAAGCGCAGGAATATGCCGCGGCCATGGAGGACGACATCAGGCGGGGACGCTACCGCGATCCTCGTCAGGAGCTTCGTGTCCTGGATGATGTGGCCGGCGAATGGCTCGCGTCGAAGGTTGATCTGAAACCCGGCACCGCAGGCCGGTATGCGAGGGAGCTGCGCCTGTATATCCTGCCCAAATGGGGTGGTATGACGTTGCGTGAGCTTCGCCCTGACATGCTGCAGGAGTGGGTCGGCCAGCTCATGGACGGTGGTTATCCGGCCGCGTTGCCGGACGGGCGTGATTCGAAGCCGCTGAGCGCGAGAAGCATCCGCAATATCATGAAAGTCGTCCTCAAGGGCATCTTTGACTACGCCGTCTCGAACGGGTGGATCGGCGAGAATCCTGTGGACAGGGTCACCGTGCCGAAGATCGTCTCCGACGACGACATGGTGTTCCTCTCGGTCCGCGAGGTCGAGTTGCTCGCGGACGAGGCGGAGAAAATCGGGAAGCCGGTGGACGGTCTGCTGGTCAGATGGCAGGCCTATACGGGATGCCGCATAGGCGAATCGCTTGCCCTCAAGGTCGGTGACGTGGACGCGGACAGGCGGCGCGCCAGGATAGGCCGCACATGGACTGACGACGGGCACGGCGGCAGCATGCTCGGCACCCCGAAGAACGGCAAGGCCCGCAACATCGCGATACCACGGTTCCTCATGCCGCAGATCAAGGCGCAGATGAATGGCATGGGTGATGACGACTGGCTGTTCCGCGCCACCCGTGGCGGGAACGTCTGGACGAACACGTGGCGGACAAGGATATGGAACAAGGCCGTCAAAGCGGCCGGCATGGAGGACGCGGGCGTGACCATACACAGTCTGCGCCACACATACGCGAGCTTCGCGATCGCCCAGGGCGCGGACGTGAAGACCCTGCAGATGCAGCTCGGTCACTCCTCTCCCAGCATCACATTGAACACCTACACGGCGCTCTGGCCGGAACGATTGGACGACGTGGCCGACGCGATCGGAGCCCTCCGCGAGCGCGAACTCGTGTGAATCGGGCATGGAGGTACTGCGGCGTTTGTATGCATTTGTATGCGGATTGTTTTCGACGGAAAAAATAAGCCCTTGAAAACCTAATGTTTCCAAGGGCTTCGGTCGGGCTGACAGGATTTGAACCTGCGACATTCTGCTCCCAAAGCAGACGCGCTACCAAACTGCGCTACAGCCCGTTCATGCACTCCCGCACGTGGCAGGTGAACACGAGTTTCCATTGTAGCGTATGGTAGGACAACGACAGGCTAGAATGGCAAATACTGGAGGGAACGCGCATGGGACGTCATCAGCAAGTCGAGGCTTCAGGCATCATTTCCTTCATGGCATGCGCCACTCTTGCATGGATCGCCATGGACCTATATCTGCAATTCGCTCCCGCCATCTGGCGTGTCACCCAACGCCTGTTCACCGTGTGTGCCGGAATCACCGCGGGATGTGGAGTCATCTCGTTCACCTTGGGGTATGCGCGCAACTCCAGGTCGATGACGTTGAAACATGGCTGGACCATTCCTATTCGCCGTATCTTCGAGATACTCGCTTTGTCCGTGGTCTACGCGTCGACCATTTTCGTCACGGCGTTCATGCTGCTTTCCATTGCCAGCAACATGATGGGGTTGCGCACGTTAAAAGGCTATCTGACTGCGCTCTGCGCCGCGATCTCGGGGGTCGTAGGCTATGTCACGTTCGTACAGGCGGAACTCATGAATGCCAAGACCATCGCATCCTTGTTGCCGTTCTTCGTGGTTTCCGGTGTCAGCATCGCAGGATTGACGTCCGATGATCCATACTGGTACAACAACAATTTCTCCCAATTGGGCGATCGAACCACTTTTGCTGCTCGTATGTTCAATTCGACATTGATGTTGGCCGGCGTCTGCATCGTCATCATCAGCTATTTCGCGATTTCGGAGCTCATCACCACGCACCGTCTGCAGATGCAGTATCTGTCTGCAAGCGATGAAAAAGAAGCTCCCAAACACTTCAAGGCGCGGATTCTTCTGCTATCGACCATGCTGACGCTCGCAGGCATCGCCTTCATCGGCATCGGCATGTTCCGTTACACGCCGCATCCGATTCTGCACAACGTATTCGCCCGCGGTCTTCCCTGCCTGATGAGCGTGCTGATGATCGCGCTGCCTTGGCTGGCCCCGCAGCTTTCAAAAGTAGTATATGTGATTTCAGACCTAGCTATCGTGATCGGGGCTCTTGCCGGGTTCCAGTGGTTGGCGGGGCGTAACACGTTGACGAACGTCGAGGCTCTTGCCGGCATGATGTTTCTGGGCTGGTTCATCATCTTTTCACGGCAGATTGCGGCCATCGAATCCGATCGTGTGCAGACGCAGCTTATTCTGGCGCAAACCAAGCGGCCAGAATCCGTCGAGGATCTTGCGGAGGTCAGCGAAACCGTTCCTGGAACCGTTTCCCGACTCTCGTCGGAAGTCTAA